ACCACAAAAAAGACTGCTTTCCTACCCTTTTAAGGGTGGTTGCAGTCTTTTTTTATTGCGCGTTTTTTTACAGCGCCTTTAGCGTTTCTTGTGGCGTTCTTTACTCCTCTGTACTGCTAGAGCATTTTTAGATTGATTAACCTTGTATTGAGGTCTGTTGCGTGGGAGATAGGCTTTCACAACATTAACGTTCATATTCATTAAGTTGGCAATCTCATTAGCCGACTTCCCTTCTTTGTGGTATTGAGTGATTTTGGCGTGGGTATTATTAACTATAATACCTAAACTAGAAAGACTTTTCATAACTCTTTGCCACGAGATACCGAGTTTAATAGCAACTCCTCTTACGGATTTAATTGAGTTCCAGTATGATAATATTTCTTGGTCTGTTATTGATTTAATTTCGGACATAAGAATACCTCTTTTGTTTAATTGTTAATTTCGTCTAATAGTTTTCTTTTAACATCGGTAATATGCTGACGGAAGAAATTTGGATTAGCATTTTCATAACTTAAAATTCTTTGGAGCTTATATTTCAGAGCAGACAGAAGATTATTGTTTTCAATGACATATTGTTGTTTATCATAGCCCTCATAAATTCTGTCTATGTAGACATCTGTTACAGGAAAAGCATCACTAATAAAGAAAATAGATTTGGTGGTTGTCTTGCCAATGTGATAAAAGCAAGAAGCAATATTTCTTGGATCTTTGTTTATATAGGAATAAATACGATTAATAGCTTTAGTGTCACGATGATTTACTTTGCCTACAGGTATTGCCCAATACAATTTGGAATTTTCGGTGGACTTAGTCAAACAAACAATGGGTCTTTCCTTGCAATCATTCCAAGTTCCTCCTACATCTCGAATAAGTTGATAATAGTCGGGTGTAATAAAGTACATACCATGTTCCGTCATATTTTGACACTCCTAATACAAAAAAATATGCTGTCACTTCAGATTAACCAAAATGACAGCATCACTACAATGTTTCTGTGTCGCACATTGCGAAGCGTAAATTGAATACTACAATGTTACTTTGCCGTACATTGTGAAACGTAATTGTATCTACAATGTTTCTGTGTCGCACATTGCGAAGCGTAAATTAGAGATGATAGAGATAATCTTTCATCATTTATAGTATAGCATACTATACCCATTTTGTCAATACTATTTTGTGGAACTTTGTAAAATTTATTCGTTAGTTTGTGACAAGTCACCCCGCTCGCCAACATCCTTTTTTTCTTTAGGTTTCTTTTCTTTGGTTTTAAATGAAAATGCAAAACCAATTATGCCAATGGAGAAAATTAATGAGCCAGTGGATATGAAAATTACTCTCTCAATTTTCGCAGCGGCTATTTTACCGCTGACAAGTGAAGCTCCTATGATATAGTTGTAAGCGTCACCGCCAACATATTCGTCAATGGCACTATACTTGTCACCTTCCAAAATTGAAAATGTGGTTAAATTTTTGCTTGGAATTTTTGTTGTATAACCTATCACAAATAGTGTTATTCCTATTGCAATCACAAGAATGGAACAAATTTTCTTCATGGTGTTACCTCCTGTTTTATGATTATCTACTACGATAATCGTTTATAAGACTATTGTTGTTTTCAATAGAACTTTGATTATTAGATATACAAGTGTTATAATAATCAATATTACTTTGACTTTCTGATATAAGTTCATTGTATACGTCAACAACTCTTTGGCAATCGTCTAAGTGAGATTGAGCCTTTGAAACTGCTTCGGAGTCAACTTCTGTAGTCCAACCGCCATCACCATAAACTTTAACCATTTTCTTATTGGCGTTTTCAAGCTGTATTTTAGCCTCCTCAACATCATCTTCGGCATCCGATTTGTAGATTTCATAGATGGAAATATCAGATTGCTCATTGTTTATTTCGTTCTGATAGGTGGAGATTTCACTCTGTAGGCGATTATTTTCTTGCTCTAAAGCACTTATTTCAGAACTATAATCATGCGTGGTAGTTGTAGTTGTAGTTGTCGTTGTGGTTGTAGTCGTTGTGGTAGTAGTTGATGATTTGGAAGTAGTTGTGGTAGTTGATGGTTTAGTTGTTGTTAAAGTATGAGAAGTTGTTGTGGGAGTGGTGGTTGTTGTACTTGTTGTAGTGGTAGTGAAATTACTGTCAGATATGGAACTTGTTGTTTTACTATTACATGAGGACAATGCTAATGTTGTCATGAGTGCAATAAGAATTAATTTTATTTTGCTCATTTTTATTTCCTCCAATTTCTAAGATTAATTAGAATTACTTTTAATAAAAAATTTTAGCATATTTTAGGCTGAAAATCAAGATTTAGGGTTTAAGTGTAATATCTCAGAAACTAAAATTGTGTATTTCAACAAAAAATACGCTAGAATTTTGTGAAAGATTTTTATTTTTATATGGTTGACAAACATATAAAAATAAATTATACTATAATAAAAGGCAGGTGAGAAAATAATAATGGATAGAAAACCGTTCACAACAACAATAGACAGCGAAATTCAAAATCAGTTCAAGTCAAAATGTGCTATTAACGGCATTAAAATGAACGATTTGTTGGAAACATTCATGAAAATGTATGTAGATGACAAGTTTGAATTGGTACTAAGGCTAAACGAAACTAAAACTATTGTTGGCAAATAAAAAACAACTCTGCTGTCCGTGGAAAGTCAAGCAGAGTTGTCAGGTGAACAAAAGTACACAAGCACATTACTTATAGTAATGGTGTTTTGACAAGTGTTACTTCTGGTAAATATATTATATCATGAGTAAACACTGCTGTCAAGAACTATTTCTTTGACAATAGTGTATTTTTATGCTTGCAAGCAGGAAATTTCAAACAACAATGTAAATTAAGAACAGAAAGGACAAAGAAAATGGACGGAATCAAAACATTCACAAACAAGGAATTTGGAACAGTGAGGACAATAGTTAAGGACGGAGAGCCTTGGTTTGTCGGAAAAGATGTGGCTGAGATTTTGGGATATACAAATACTAAAAAAGCTTTAGCAGATCATGTTGACAAGGAAGATAAAATGCAAGGCGATGGGGTAACGATTCGTGACCTCATGGGCAGAACTCAGCACCCGACTGTTGTAAACGAAAGTGGACTTTATAGCCTTGTAATTTCAAGCAAGCTGCCAAAGGCTAAAACATTTAAACGTTGGGTTACTTCAGAAGTTCTCCCTACCATACGCAAGACAGGTGGTTATGTAGCCAATGACGAGATGTTCATTAACACTTATCTACCGAATGCCGATGCCCAGACGAGAGAACTGTTCAGGCTCAATCTATCAACGATCAGACAACTTAATAACAAGATAGAGCAGGATAAACCTCTTGTGGACTTTGCAAGTCATATACAAACTTCTGAAGATTGTATATCAATGAACGATATGGCGAAGCTGGCAACTAAGAATGGAATAAAGATAGGTAGAACAAGGCTATTTAATTTCCTGAGGGAGAAGAAAGTGTTAGGCTGTAAGGACGGTCATAAGAATATGCCTTATCAAAGGTACATAGACACTCAGCCATGGTTTCAGCTTAAAGAAAGCTCATACATACAGAATGGCGAAGTCAGAATAGGACTCACTCCTATGGTAACGCCAAAGGGTCAGAGTGGAATTATTAGAATGTTGAGAAAGTGTAATACAACAAACTAAAGTAAATAAAATGCAAGTTTTGTTTTCATATCTTGCAAAAATTAGAAAAGAAAGGAACAATAAACAAAATGAACATAAACAAATTTAAAAGGCTGCTTGCCGAGCGTGGGTTTTCATACTCACGCAGAGGTAAGGGGTCGCATGAGATATGGGTAAATGAGAATGGAGAGTCTTTTTCATTCCCATCAACCCGAAAAGAAGTTTATATCGGAATTGTATGGAACTTCCGAAGAAACTATTGTCGCTGTTAAATCGTGTATTTATTTTTGGGAATAATTTATCATTGATTTAGACATTGAATGGTGATAGAATTGTGATAGTGGTAATTAGTATGGCAATTATTGCTGTACAAAATAAAGGACAAATATCCCTTGACAAAGCATTTGTTTTGTAGTATAGTATAAACATTATAGAACAGATGTTCGTTTTGAGATTGAATAAAAGGAGTGTATAAAATGAAAAAAATGACATTACAAGAGCTTATGACATTTGCTCGTGAGAATTTATGGAACAAATTTATCATCACTAACAACATAAATACAGACCACATTTATGGAACGGCTCTGAAATTGTCGCATGAGCCTGTTGTATACAAGTCACTAAAAAGCATAAGTGACAAATTAGTGCCGTATTTTGATGATCCTGAGTGGCTTGTCTTAGAACTAGATAGGGTACATGATTTGTTATTAGCCGATTACATAATGTCATTGGGCTTAGGTGATGATGTAAACTATCTCACTGAATTGTCCGAAATGACGGTTGAAGATAACAACAGTACCGTTATGATAAATTGTAAAGATATTGTACTAACCATAGTTGGAGAAAATGATGGAACACACGTTGTACCCTCACTTCCCTTGCCGCCTGCTCCTCAATCTTTGGATTGTTATAATTTAATGAATTTTCTTAAAGTTGATTACATTGATTTTGCCAGAGTTAAAACAAATGAGCATGAAGCAATACTGCCAATTGATTGTTATACACTTGGTAATCTTTCAGAGGAACAGCTTGACGGTCTAAAAGATTTATATATAGATTTACAGTTTGGCGACACGGAGAACGATGAATATGATTATTCATGTACACCATATGTCATGTACGATTATGTACACGAGCTTGCGTTTGCAGGTTTATGGAGTCTGCAAAATAGCCATCTTATCAGTAAAGTACCAATAGAAGTTATAGGATATGATAATTACGAGAGTAAAAATAACAAGGCACAAGTATTCAAAATAAGTTCTGAAGTAAAAAGAATTTTGAGTAAGTCAGAAGTCGGAAATCTAAATTTTAATATCGGTAATTTCAGTTTTGAAAACGTCCCGTTTCATAGATAATTAACATATCCGTAATCAAATAAACGTTGACTATTATTCGAGTGCAGATTATAATATAGAAAATACGACAAAAAAAGACAAATAGAGACAACAAAACGTTTAATAGAGAGGAGTTGAATGTCGTATGATTAACACCATAACACCAGTAATAACCACAGAAACAAGAGAAAGAAGAGTTAATAAAAATATAGTTACTAGAGGAGATATAATTTTGGTTGATCTGCCAAATGTAGGCGAGTCAGTTCAGACAGGTAGGAGACCAGCTATTGTTGTACAGAATAACATGGGCAACGCACACTCCCCTTGCATAATAGTTGTACCGATTACAAGTGCTACAAAAAAATATGTGCCAACCCATGTTAAAATCGGTGTTGAAAGCGGTTTACTGAAAACTAGCACCGTTTTGTGTGAACAGCTATTGACTATTAATAAATCTAGTGTTATTAAAACACTTGGGCATTTGACACCTAATGTTATGAAGCAGATTGAACAAGCGATTTATGTTTCGCTTGCCCTGCATCATTAATTGGTGAACACTTGACATTTAATCGTCCTTTGTGGTATAATACATATAATTATAGGCAATTTTTAGTACAATTATATGTAAACATTATATCAGGAAAGGACGATTTTTATGTCATTAAACAGTTTTTACACTATAGACCAACTTAGAACAAGTGTAGAACATCATTTGTTCGCACAGAAAGCTTCCATTGAAGTTGTCAAAAGAAAATCTCAAGTTCTTTTGGGATTATTAAATAAATATAATGAAGATTTGTCGTTACAGGATAATATTTATCAATATTTATCAGGTGTATCAAAACGATCATATGATAGTCAATGTGGTTACTTAAAGCAATGGGTAATTGAAGAGGGAATAGATTGTAATTTTGAGATTAACTACAAAGATATCCCTCGAAATTATATGACAATAGAAACTCTTAACGAAAAACTAAATAAGTTATACGAAGATCCAAGTACTATTAGTCGTAACGTTATTTTCTATCTTGTTTACGCAAGGTTATACGCTTATTTGATTTGGATAGGTCTGTCTAACAAAGAGATTAAATCACTTAGAAAGGGCGACTATGATATCGATAATAAGGTTTTGTATATTGGCGATGATAATGGTAACGTTAGAACCATTGATTTAAAATTGCCCTATTACGACGATATTTCGGAAATACTGCACGATGAGCTATGCAGAAATATTAGCTCTAGAAAATTTGTTGACAAAGATTTTTTTTACAATGGAAGTGTAATTTGCATAAAAATGTACGATAATTCTTATGATGCTCATGGAAAAGAAATTGGATGTTATAATGACTATGACTCCCTATTTAGACTGCTAAATGATGACATAGGCAATAATAATGCTCTTGTCGCAAACGTTCGCCGCACTCTTGCCCCAATAATAAAAAGAGTAAGTGATATTGAAATTTCAGGGCTATTTTATCGAGTTACCAAACGTGCAATTGCAATGAAAAAAGATGTTACAAAATACAACTTTAATATAATTTTGGGCTTTTTCGGGTACGGAACAAATCGTAGGGGATTGTTTACCGAGTATCTAATTTATAAAGAGCAAATGTTAGATAAGTAATATTGAGTAATTGCAAGCTATAAAAAATAAAAGTATTGTATCATCTCTTCCGATAATACAATACTTTTATTTTTGTTACTAAAAATATTAATATTTTGTAAACTATATAATATTGCTATTGACAACTATTAATTAGTGAATTATAATATAGTTACACTATTAAACGAGTACATATCTATATGTACTCACCATTAAACGAGTACACTTGAAACAAGTACACTTGTCACTGTGGTGGAATAGGTATACACAAGGAACTTAAAATTCCTCGGAAAAATCCATGCGAGTTCGAGTCTCGTCAGTGACACCAGTACAGTTTGCCAATACTGTACAAAGTAAATTGGCATAGCAGGTACAGAGCTTATCTCACCATAAGGGAATGTAGTGTGATACCTGCACTTGCAACTTTAGCTCAGATGGTAGAGCATTTGACTTTTAATCAAAGGGTCAGGGGTTCAAATCCCCTAAGTTGCACCAAGTCGGTTACGGTTGCCGACAACGATAACGGTTCATCAATTAAAATTACACTGATTACAAATTACAAACTAATCTGTATGTAAAGGTAGGTGAACAAAAAGGTACTGTGAAAGCAGTACCAACATTGGACTATAGCCAAGTGGTAAGGCAAGAGACTTTGACTCTCTCATTCCGCTGGTTCGAATCCAGCTAGTCCAACCAAAATATTTTGTAACGTATTTTAGGGTACAAATATAAAATAACGTAAAAATGAAATAATAGCTTTGTTTAGGAGGACAGAATGAGAATATGAGATTTTGTGGATATGAAATAGGAGATAAAGTAGTCTACACAAATTCTTTTACAAAACCTACATTAGGTAAAGTAGTTTATTATATAAATGAAAATTATCTTATAGATTTCACAAACAACACAAGAAAATGGGCGACAGACAAAGAACTAATTAGATACAGTAAAGAAAATTATCTTAAACGTATAGTAGAAAAATATTTGAAAGGTAAGAAATGTAGATGTACTAAAGATTATACTTACAGCACAACAGCATGGGGAATGAAACATGATATAGAAATAATTCCAGTAAATGCGGAATTTACTATTGATGTTATTTATTTTAGTTTACAATCTTATGGTCATACTGTAATTAATGTAGCTTATGTTACTTTATGTCCTGTTAATTGGAAACCTAAATATGAAACTACAATTATAGGTGGTACAGTAGATATTATTTGGGAAGATTTTGCAAAATATTTTGAACTTATTTAATTAGGGGGAAAAATTAAAATGATATCAATGGAAGATATAAAGAAAATAGCAAAATTAAATGGGATAGAAATAATTGAAAATGCCACACAAGAAGAACTAGAAGAGCAGAGTGAATCTCTTATGCAGTCCATTGCGGATATAACTGACCCTGAACATAACCTTTGTAAATATTGCCCTTGTAAAGATAGTTGTAAGGGCAATACATTTGAATGTGCTATTTGTAATAGCAGTAACAAATGAAGAAAAGTAAATAAGGAGGGAACTAAAATGAATCTATCTATGGAAGATATAGCAAAGTATTTTGAACTTGTAAAGTAGGTGATTATATGGGTATGGATTATAAATATAGTGGTAGTGCGAGTTATGGTCGTTTTGATAAAGAGTTGTGTGCAGTTGCAGAGATATTTGGTGCGGTTAAGACAGATAATCTTAAAACAAGGGAAACTGATGTAGCTAGATTTAATTCAAAGCATAATATGTTTTACCATGTCTTTGGTACATATAGCATTTTAAAAGCAGATGAACTTAAATTTTTATTTCCGAAAGATACTAATAAAACATTGGTAAAGTGGTTTCAGAATGTTTATGGCAAATTTACGGTTGAAGAAACAAAGGAAATATTTGAGCAAATGCGTAAGCATCCTGATATTGAGATAATATCACAACAAATATGGAATGAATTATTGTTTTGTAGTAAGAATAATCTACCTTGGCACATTCTTCGTTAGAGTGTTTACTACAATGTTTCAGCAATCAGCAGCCATGCTGTTGACATAGATTTTAATTTTTATTCCGTTCTGAAAAGAGCGTTAAAATACACATTTTATCATAGAAAAAAACAAAGGAGTTGTAAAACAATGAAAGGTTACAAAGTTTTTAAGCCCGATTGGACGTGTAGAGGGTTTCAATACTCAGTTGGCAAAACTTTTGAAGAAGATATGACACCTTCATGTTGCAACAGAGGGTTTCATTTTTGCACAGAACTAAAAGATTGCTTTAGCTATTATTGTTTTGACCCGCTTAACAAAGTTGCCGAAATCGAAGCCCTTGGCGAAATTGACACAGAAGCAACTGGTAAGAAACACTGCACTAACAAAATCAAAATTGTCCGTGAAATTTCATGGGAAGAAGTTTTGAAAATGATTAATGTAGGAAAAGCCAACACGGGATTTGGTAACACTGGCAACTATAATAGTGGCAACTATAACAGTGGTCATTGGAATAGTGGCACTCGTAATAGTGGCAACTATAACAGTGGTCATTGGAATAGTGGCACTCGTAATACTGGTATTTATAATACTGGTAATTATAATGAAGGCAGGTATAACAGTGGTAATCATAATACTGGTGATTACAATACTGGTGACTGTAACAGTGGTAACTTCAACGATGGTAGTTATAACAGCGGTCATTGGAATAGTGGTAATTGGAACAGCGGTTACTACAACTGTGGTAACTGTAACGATGGTAGTTATAATAGCGGAGATTTTAATAAAACTAACTTTTCAAATGGTTGCTTTAATACTAAAGGATCAAAAATTTTAATGTTCAATAAGCCTTCTGATTGGAGTATTGAAGATTGGCGTTGTTCAAAAGCAAAAAGGCTATTAGATACTATTTCATACAATGCTCTTCAATGGGTTTACTCTGATAAGATGACCGAAGAAGAAAAGGAACAGCATCCTAAGTATAAAACAACAGGTGGTTATCTGAAAGAACTTGACAAATCTAAATGTGGTCAACTTTGGTGGGATAATCTTTTAGATTACAATAAGAATGTTATTAAATCCCTTCCAAATTTTGATGCAGAAATCTTCAAAGAAATTACAGGGATTGATATAAATAAAGGAGTTTAATGAGCATGAACAAAAGAAAGTTTAAGATTGGAGAACTTTATCGAGTTGGTTTAGATAGTTTCGGTGATAAAATGACCGAAACTGGAAACATAATAAGGATTAAAGCAATAGAGTATATATACAATAATAAAATGGTTAGGTATCAAACAGTTAAGCCAAATGGTGGCGATAGTATGTTTTATATTTATAGCAGTTTTGCTAACTGTTTAAAGAAAATATCGTCTGATATTGACCGTGAAATTCAGGTTACATTTCATGATAAGACAACAGTTGCCAAAATGAAAGAATACGGCAAGGTAGTAAGAGTTGGCACTTCAAAATGTTGTTCTGATGATACATATAGTGCATATATTGGTGCTTTGCTTGCCTTGGCTAGAATATATTTTCCTAACGCTAGTTGTGATAATAAAGAGATACGTTTTTTTGATACTAAAATAAACCCTAAAGAAAAATCTGAGTATAGATGTGATAAGCAGTTCTCGCACTCTGATATAAATAAAGCAATATACAATTTAATTAGTAGATATGACATTGCTGACACATGGGTAGCAGAGTCACTGAATAATTTCGGAATTGCGTTACATGAAGAACTTGACAACATGAGCACAAAGTAGTATCAACGATAAGAAAGAAGGCATGATAAGATGGTGTGATTTTGAGTTCACAAAATGATAATTTTATTATGATAATTTTATTTAACAACAAAATCTGATAAATAAAAGGAGATAAAAATATGGCTGAAAAGAAAAATAATAAGGGTCTTGGACTTCAGGAAACAAAGGGTAGTTTTCAGATCAGAGGTAAGCTGACAGGCTGTGATAAGGACAAGTTCTATACAGAACTGACAACCTCTACAGGCAAACCAATGAGAATGGTTAATGTAGGAGTTGAAATTGACAAGAATAAGTCTGTATATATAAGTCTCAATGGTATGGAAAGAGATGTAGTATATTTCTCTAAGACCGAAGGCAAAGGTAAGGATAGAAAGACAACAACAGAAAAGGTAAAGTGGGCTGACAGATTTACATTTAACAAAAAGGACTTTAGACCTATTGGAATTAATCTCGGCTTAACAAAGGTGACTGACTCAACAGGCAAGGAAGTAAACGACAAGAAGATACTTATTGAATATGATGCTTGTAAGTACATAGCAGACAACGCAAAGGACGGTATGTCCGTATTTGTCAGAGGAAAGAATGAGTTTTCCACCTATCAGGATAGACACCAGACAAGATTTGTTCCGTCACAAATGTCGCTTTGTAAGGACGTAGATTTTGACTCAGAGGAATTTAATGTAATTGGCAATTTCGAGCAGGTCATCGTGTTCATGGGCATTGAAAAGAATGACGAGGGTAACTTCACTGTATCTGCGAAGATTGTAACATACAATTCTATAGAAGATGCCGAATTTATTATTGACAAGTCAAAGTCAAAGTTTGCAAGCACTCTAAGAAAGCTCAAGCCATATACAGCCCTTAAAGTATTCGGAGATATCATGATAGAACATGATATTGAAGAAATTGAGGAAGATGATGATGACGGTTGGGGCGAAAGCAACCCTATGGATAGAGTGAACAATCCGACAAAGAGAATACTTCTGATTACCGGAGCCGATAAGGATAGTGTAGATACAGAAATCTATTCAGAAGAAATTATTGATAAGGCTATCGCAAAGACAAAGGCTACCGAAAATGCAAATAAGGATTTTGGCTCTGACGATAGTGATTGGGGTTCTGTCTCAGATAGTGAACTGACAGACGAGGACGATGAGTGGTAAATTGTTACTACTCATCATTATTAACAACAAACGATAAAATAAAAGGAGATAAAAAAATATGGCTAGAGCAAGAAAAGCAACACAGACACAGAGCAAGCTTCAGATGATACTTTTTGGAGAAGAAGGTACAGGTAAGTCAACACTTGCCTTGCAGCTTGCTTATTTTAAAAGACCTGACGGCAAGCCATTTAGAGTGCTTTACATAGATAATGAGAACGGCTCTATCGATGATTTTATCGGTGGGCTTGAAGCTGACGGTATTAACACTGAAAACATTTACATAGTATATACACAATCTCTTGGTGAAACAAGAGAGTATATAAACAAGGTTAAGAACAAGGAAGATTTTCATGTTCTCGATGACGAGGGTAACGAAACAGACGAGATTGTACTTGACGGAGACGGTGAGCCATTCAGAGCTGACGGCATTGTAGTTGATGGTACAACTATTCTTAACCTAACAACTAAGCAGGCACTTGTGGAGTTCTCCAAGAAGAGAAACACTGTTAAGGCAAAGAAAAAGGAACTAACTGGCATTGAAAAAACTGTAACGATCGAGGGTGCAGGACTTGAACTCAAAGATTATCAGACAGTTAATTTTAAGGGACAGGATTTGATACTTGATCTCATGTCCTGCGGAGCGCACTTTATTGTGACCGCCAGAGAAACGGACGAAAAGGTTTCCGTAAAGGGTGACGATGGTAAAATTACCAGCGTTGCAACAGGCAGAAAAATTCCTGACGGCTTTAAGCAGATGAACTACAACGTTAAAACTGTTGTAAGAATGTACATTAACGAGGATAACAATTTCTGTTCGTACATCAGCAAGGACAGGACAGGTGTACACGATAAGGAAACAGTTGAAGATTTGTCACTTGTTGATTGGCAGGTAATTATTGACAGAACAAAGGACAAAAAAGAGTTTTCTGTTAAGAATGATCTCACAAAGGCTGTCGATATTGAGCAGGATATTTATACAAAGGAAGTTATGGGTAAGGTTGGAGAGCCAGTTGATAGTATTGATGAAAACTCTGCCGAAAATCAGACAACAGAACTTTTGGATAAGATTTCAGCCGTTATGAAAAGTCTTAATCCTGTCGGCAAGACAAAGGCAAAGGAAGCTCTTTCAGCAGAAAATCTGCCCATTAAGCCAACAGAAATGAAGAAGATTACAGATATTAAGACTCTTGAAAGGGTTCTTGAAGTTATTTCTAAGATTTAATTTTTTTTACAAATAAAGCGGTGAGGGTTATTCCCTCACTTGCCTTTATTTAGTTATTTTGATTAAGGCGGTGAAATACTTGGTAAAAAGAAGAACAAAAGAACAGATAGAGAAAGACAAACAGGACAAAAAAACAAGAATACAATTTACAGATTGGCTATATAAACAATATGATATTTCATTCTTGCCAAAATATTTTTTTATAAATCTTGATAAAGTATATAAAGGCACTTATAAGAATTTGAATAAACCTGTTCCTGTCGAAGATTTATGGGATATGTGGCGAAAGAAAATGTCATTTCTTCGTAAAGTACACGAGTTTAATACTCGTAAAGGTAAAAAAATCGAAGGTGCAGCGTTAATTACATATGATCTTGCTATTATATTGTCTAAATATGATGGTTATTTGAAATGGAAAGAAGAACAGGCATTGGCTAAAACAGGTAAAAGCGAAGAACAAGTTAATATAGATTATGAAAAAATGGCAACATCAAAGTCTCCCAAAGAACGTGATAAAAATAATGACAGCCTTGATATTGACAGTATCATTGATGAAATTTAGGTAGGTGACAAACATGGATATTATAACAAACGTTCCTACCGAAGTTCTATTTGTGGGTTGTATTTACAAACAGCCTGATTTGCTGGTAAATTACGGACAATATATCCGTAGTAAATACGATTTTTCAGATGAAGTCACTCGTTTTTTTTACGATTCAGCTGAAATAATCTACAAAACAAGAACACAAACCTTCAATAAAACTACTATTTTAACTTATTTTTCAGAAGAGCCTGAAAGACTTTCTTTGTACAAAAAATATGGTGGTTGGAAAACTCTTGACAGTTGGATGAAAATTGCTATAACTGATGATATTGGTAAGTATCAGGAAATCATTAAAAAGTATTCTTTGTTGAGAGAATATCAAAGGAATGGCTTTGATATTACAAAAATTGTACAACATAAAAAGTTTGAACAATTTACGGCTTCAGACATCTATAGATTAATTAGAGGTAAAGCAGATAGAATACATACGGTGATCTTGACAAATCAAGAAGCCGAAATTCTGAATAGTCATATTAAGCAATCGCTTATTGCGTGTATGAAGAAGCCTGATTTGGGTGTGTCACTTCCCTTTCCTATTCTAAATGACATATTTAGAGGTTGCAAACTAGGCTCGACAATGGCTATTGGTATGCTTTCTAATGCAGGAAAATCAAGATTTATGACAAAAATCATTGCATATTTAACACTTGCAAAGCATGAAAGAGTCTTTGTTATGCTTAACGAGATGGGTGTTGACGATCTTAGAAAGTGTCTGATAACAACGTGTATAAACAATGTTGAGTTTCAAAAGTTACACGGCATCAAATTAAAGAAGCCTGAAAAGGAATTGACACTTGGTTTGTATAAGGATAAGTCAGGTGAGTACATATATCAGGAAACAGACGATTGGGGAGAGCCAACAGAAACCTTGCAAGAGTACATTCAAAGGGTCGCTGAAAATTCAGAGGAATATGTAAAAATAATGAAAATTGCTGAATGGATTGAAACAGAAACTAATGAACTTATTCTCGTTAAAGATATGGCTGGCGGTTATGATGACAAAACGCTTGAATTTGAAATAAGAAAAGCTAATCTAACTCATGGTGCGAAATACTTCTTTTACGATACCTGCAAGCAAGACACACAAGCCACAGGAGATTGGGCAGCTTTAAAAGCAACAGTAACAAAACTCACTGATTTAGCAAAGCAACTAAATATGTTTGGTTATCTCTCAATTCAGCTTACAGACGATACGGAGTTTTGTAAGCCTGACGAACTAAACTCAAATAATATTGCTAATGCAAAACAGCTAAAGCATATTATTTGGACGATGACACTGTTTAAAGAAATTTCTGTTGGTGACTTTCATAAATATCGCTATGTTCAGCATGATGCCGAATGGGGCAAAGATGTTGAATGCGAACTTAAAGTTGGCAAGAGGTATTATGTGGGCAATGTAGACAAAAATAGATTTGGTTGTAAAAAGAAAGTTGTATTTGAAGTTGACTTGGATCTAAACACTTGGTATGAAGTCGGAGAACTAAGAAGAAAGTGAGGATAAAATGGATATTTCTGTCCTCAAAGAAAAGATACTAGAGAACAATTATGTTCCTGTCATACTTGACGAAATAGGTTGTCATCATATTTCCTGTAAAGCAGGTTATGTTCAGTGTGGCAATCCTGATGGCGATAATCAAGGGGCGATCACTGTTTATCTCAATGAAGGTCTTTTAACAGTTGACTACACACGAGAAATACATAGTAGTTCGGGTTTAGATACAATAGATATTTTTGACCTTGTGCAATTTTTTTGCAGTTGTACGTTTTACGAAGTCGTTCGTAAAGTTTGTAATTGGTGTGGTATTAACTATTATAAAGATGAATATAACGATTTGCCTGAAAGTCTAAAATTCACGAAATTTATTTCTGAAATGGCAGATGATGAGTCTAATTACGAAGAAATGCAACCTTTAAAGCCGATTAAGGAAAATGTTCTATCATACTACTTCCCTGCCGTTAATGATTGTTTTTTGAAAGATAATATCTCATATGATACTCAAATGCTGTTTGAAATAGGTTATGACGATGTTTCCAATCGAATTACAATTCCTGTAAGAGATGAAATGGGAACATTAGTCGGTGTTAAGGGCAGGCTATTTTTAAAGCAAGAAGAAATGACAGAAGAAGAGCAAAGAGTTAAGTATATATATTTGGAGCGTTGTAACAGAGCTAGACTATTATATGGACTTTATTTATCCGAAAAATATATAGCTCGGACAGGCTACGTTTATGTGGTTGAAGCTGAAAAAGGTGTTATGCAACTTTGGAACATGGGAATAAAAAATTGCGTAGCAACTTGTGGCAAGAAAATAAGCCAATATCAAATAAATATGCTGACAAGGCTGAGTTCTCATATTATATTTTGCTTTGATAAAGACGTAACCATAGACGAGTTAAACGATATAGCTGACAAATTTCTGGATTGTATTCAAATCAGTGTTATTGTTGATACTGAAAATTTACTGGAAGAAAAAGAAAGTCCAACAGATAATCCTGATAAGTTTAAACAGTTGATTGCCAAATGTACGCAAGTTATAAAGAATGGGAAGTGAAACAACAAAACATGAATTATAAAATAATAGGCAATAATGATTATTGCCATATTCCAATATCTATTTTTACTAATAGAGGAATAACTAATGTTAATGAATACACTCATTTAACCGATGACGTATTAATTCCTTATGATAATCTTGATAATATTAATGAAGCGGTTCAAATGCTAGATAGACACATTAAAAGTAATAGTAAAATGGCGATTATTGTTGATTGCGATGTTGACGGTCAATGCAGTGCTGCCATAATATATTCTTATCTGAAACGGCTTAACAAAGAAATTGATATTACATATCTGATACATTCTGGAAAGCAACATGGTATTTCTTCTGAGATAGAAATACCTGAAAGCACAAAATTGTTGATTATTCCCGATGCAGGAAGTAATGATACTGAACAATGCAAACAGTTGACAGAACAAGGTGTTGATGTACTTGTTCTCGATCACCATGATGTTGAAAGAACAAATCCATATGCGGTTATAGTAAATAACCAATCTAGTTCAAAATATTCTAATAAAGAATTATGTGGTGCAGGAGTGGTCTATAAATTTCTACAAGCACTTGACGATTATTATTGGAACGACTATGCCGATGACTACCTTGACCTTGTTGCATTGGCTAATATTTCTGACATTATGGATTTACGTTCTTTTGAAACAAAAAGGCTTATTGATAAAGGTCTTTATAACGTCACAAATAAATGCTTTGAAGGATTTATTAATGCTCAAAATTATTCCATGAAAGGCAAGGTTAATCCTCATACTATTGCATTTTGCATTACTTCCCTGATAAATGCAATGTGTAGAGTCGGTGATGTGGAAGAAAAGAACTTGCTTTTCAGAGCGTTTATTGAGCAGGACGAAGAATTTGAATACAAAAAACGTGGTGAAACTGAAAGTACAAAAGAAAATATTTATCAGAGAGTTGTAAGATTCTGTAAAAACGCTAAATCAAGACAGGATAATCAAGTGAAAAAGTTACTTCCTACGTTAAGGAAAAGCGTAACTAATGACAAAAATACAGTTTTATTCTTAAAAGGTAACAATATCCCAAGTGTATTTTCTGGATTGATAGCCATGAAAATGGCTAGTTATGCGAAAAAACCTTGTTTAATACTCCGCAAAGATGAAGAAAATAATGTATATAGAGGGTCTGCTAGAAACTTTGATAATAGCTATGTGCCAGATTTAAAGGCTGAGTTACTAAAAACAGGTCTGTTTAATTGGTGTCAGGGTCACGCAAATGCTTTCGGTTTTGAGATAAAAGCTGAGAACGTGGCTGAAGCAATTAAAGTTTTAAATAAGAATATTGATTCAGACAATCCTTTGCCAATAGATTTCTGTTTTGATTATGGCGAATTTAATATTGGAATGATTTCCGATGTTACATCATTGGAGAATTGTTACGGTACAGGGATTAAAGAGCCTTTATTTGTCATTAATAATATAGTATTGGAGCATAGTCAAGGCGTTATCATGGGTAAAAATGAAGATACATGGAAATTCATTACTGATGACAATATCGCAATTATCAAGTTCTGTAATCCTAGTGACGATAAAGTATTAGACTTTTTGAACGGATATGATGATGAAATTTGTATTAATGCTCTATGTCAATTAAATGTTTCTGAGTACAAGGGTGTAATTACTCCACAAATAGTTATTTTGAAATATGAGGAGGTTGAAAGGTAATGTACAGTTCTTTGCATAACCATACAATGTACTCGTTATTGGACGGCTATGGTACACCAAAAGAAATGCTTGAACAATGCCGAAAAGTCGGTATTAAAGCATACGCAGTTACGGAACATGGCAACCAATATTCATGGATATATTTCGATCAACTATCTAAAGAATATCCTGATATTAAGCTGATATATGGCGTAGAGCTGTATGAGTGCTTCGATACTGCCATAAAAGATAAAAACAATAAGTATTTCCATCTTATCGCTCTCGCAAAAAATGAGAACGGCAGAAAGGCTTTAAATAAAATTATCACTAAGTCAAATCTTGAAAATTTTTATTTTAAGCCTAGAGTACAGATTTCAGATATTGCTCCGTATGCAGAAGATTTAATTATTTGTTCTGCTTGTTTGGCTTCAAAATTAGCTAAAGAAAGTGATTTTAATATTTGTGTTAAGTATATCGAAGAATACAAATCGGCATTTCCTAATTTCTATTTGGAAATGCAATCTCACAAATCAGAGGAGCAGGCTAATTACAATAAAAAGATTTTGAAACTATCTGAGGTAACAAACACTCCATACATAATTACTACAGATAGCCACGCAGCCACAAAGGAAGATTTATATTATCAGGGTAGGCACGTTCAGATAGCTCACGACACTGAAACAATGTCTGAAAGCTACGAAGGTTGTTATCTGCAAAGTGAAGAAGAAATTCATACAACCATGGATAAACAAATTGGGGTAAATAATGTTACAAAAGGTTTAAATCAGACTGATATTTTGGCTGATATGATAGAAGAAGTACATATGCCTTTTCAAGACCCACAGTTGCCAACATACCCCCTACCAAGTGGATATGACTCTAATAATGAATTTCTTTTACATCTTATTGACGAGGGGTGGAAAACTAGAAATTTTGACAAGCTTTCTAAAGAAGAACAGAAGATAATGAAAGATCGACTAGACTATGAAATGAACATTATTCATCAAATGAATTTTGACGGTTATTTCATTATTGTATGGGACTTTATAAATTATGCGAAAACTCATGGGGTTAAAATAGGTTCAGGACGTGGTTCTGGAGCAGGAAGTCTTGTATGCTATACAATAGGTATAACTGATCTTAACCCTATTAAATATGGATTGATTTTTGAAAGGTTCCTTAATCCTGAGAGAGTTTCAATGCCTGATCTCGACATCGATGTTTCAGACAGACCTACAGTAATAAATTATCTCATTGATAAATATGGTGAAAATCGTGTTTGTCAGATTATAAACTTCTCGTATATAACACCTGTTGTAGCCATAAAAGATGTTGGTAAAATACAAGGTTTCAAATATAATGAAATGGATAAACTATCCAAAAAGTTTTCGTACAATACATTCCAAGAGTGTATTGACAACAACATAAACTACCTATCTGAACACCCTGAGTACAGTGAGTTACTTGACATAGCAGGCAAATTAAGTGGTAGGGTTAAAACGGTTAGCTGTCATGCAGGCGGTGTCGGTATTGTTGATACCGATATTAGCGATTATATGGCAATGAAACTAGGCTCTGACGGTGAACACGTTATTCAAGTTGATAAAAGGCTTGTCGAACAAATAGGTATCATTAAATTTGACATTTTGGGTGTGCAAACTTTAAAAATGGTGCAGGAAATTCAAAGTGATTTGCATTTATCTGAGTACGATATAAATATCAACAACCCCAAATTTGCAAATGATAGAAGTCCATTTGAACTGTTAAACAAAGCATTAACGAATGGCGTGTTTCAGGTAGAAAGTGCAGGTATGAAAGACTTGCTACTCAGACTACAAGCAACTAATATGGAAGATTTGTCGGCTGTTTTAGCATTGTATAGACCTGATTCAATGGGAGCTTTGGAGGAGTTTATCAAATGTAAACATGACCCTTCACTTGTCACTTACATACACCCTGACATGAAGCCTATTTTGGAAAGCACTTACGGCTGCATGATCTATCAGGAACAACTTTTGGATATTGTAAGAACTTTTGGTGGCAGAAGCTATGGTGGAGCTGACTTATTCCGTAAGGCGATAGGCAAAAAGAATATTGAACTTATTAAGCAAGAGTCAGAAAAGCTGTACCAAGAAATTATTGACAATGGATATTCTCATGAAATTGCCAAAACGATTAGTGAAGAATTGAAAACTAAAGGTGGTTATTTGTTCAATAAATCACATAGTTATAGCTACGCTGTTCTATGCTTTCAAACTGCTTATTTAAAAATAAATTACCCTGTTCATTTTTTCAAAGCCTTGTTCAATTTGAATAAGGATAAGGCAGGTATGGTGAATAAATACATTGTAGACTCTAAACAGTTTGGAGTAACTGTTTTACCACCTCATATCAATAAATCGCTAGTCGATTTTTCTATTTACGATAACAATGTGCTGTTTGGTTTTTCTGCGATTACAGGCATTGGTGAGCGAATAGCCCAAGAGATTGTTACTGAGCGTGAGAAGAACGGCAAGTATAAAAACCTTCAAGACTTGTTGTCAAGAACAACGTTGACAAAAACTCAGATTATTAACTTAATGAAGTCAGGTGCAATACCTACGAAAGATAAAAAGAGTTGTTTGTTAAAGTATTTGAAGTCGTTGTATAAATCATTAGAGTATAAAGAATTGTCTAAGTTGCCAACGTATAACAAACTTATTATCGACTATGATATTGACATTGAAAAATATCGTATCGGTAATGGTAAATATGATTATGACAAAGATCTGTTACTCACTCTCGTAAATCAGAAAAAGAAAGAAAAGTTTGACCTACAGCAAGAAGATAGGCTGAAACAATTTCTTTTAATCAATAACAAATATCTTGAAAACGCTGATTTTTGGGAGTTTGAAGCATTACAGATATTTATACACAATAACCCATTTGAAGAAGCACTTCCCTATTTAACAACGGCATTTGAAGCCGTTGAGAATGATAATGATTGCGTTATTGTAGGTGTTATTTCCAGAGTACAAAAGAAAAAGGACAGAAATAAAAAACCATTTGCTTTTGTGAATATTTACTCCACTTTCGGTATCATAGAGGGTGTTCTTTGGAATAGTCAGCTTGTGCAATATGAAGATTTGGTTAAGAAAGGTTCTCAGGTTGCTATTAAGTGCAGAAAAACAGACGAAGATAAGGTTACAATACAGGCTATGCGACCATATACTGAGTGGCTTTCAGAAAGGAAGAAAAGACATGGCAGAAAAAATCTATAAATTTAAAATCGTTCCTCAACAGGAGCGATTTTATAACGAAAATAGTAATTGGGGAGTATATACTTTTATAACAACTTCTGATGACATTCCATATTTTTATGATTGTTATGACGATCCCTTTGGCGACAAGCCAAGGCTGTTAAAAGGTAGTACATTGGCAGGTAAAATGCAACGCTTGACAATCGGTGTCGAGTACAATGCCGAAGTCACTTGCTCCTTTAATAGCAAATATAATTCGTATCAGTATACACCAATTTCTATTACTGCAAATGTGCCTAAGACAGAAGAACAACAAATAGCATATTTGAAAACTCAGGTCACAGAACTGCAAGCAAAAAACATCTTAGCTGTCTACCCAAATGTAATTGATGATGTTATTCATAACAGAGAAATTGATTTTACAAAAATCAAGGGTATAGGCGAAAAGAGTTGGAATAGGATAAAAGATAATATATTGAATAACTATGTTATTTCAGATATCCTTATTATGCTTCAGCCGTTGGGTGTAACATATGCCATGATAAGTAAATTGATTTCTAATGAACCTAATCCTCAATTATTGAAGGAAAAGTTACTTGACAATCCTTACATCATGACAGAAATTCGTGGCTTGGGCTTTAAGAGAGTCGACGATTTGGCGTTGAAGTTAAATCCAGATATCAGGATATCAACCAAAAGAGTTGTGGCATTTGTTAAGTATTATCTTGAGAGTGTTGGGAACAATGACGGTCATTCATATGTGCTAGAGTCTGTATTAGACAGTGCAATAAGAGATAACATAAACGATTGTTATGAAATGTACGAGAGCTTTAAATCCACACAAAAGCAACATGAGATATTTCTACATTTTGAAGAAAATAAGGTAGGGCTATTACGCCAATATAAAACTGAAATATCTATTTTGGATATTCTAAAAAATCTCAATGAACAAGAAACAGACTATAAGATTAACATTGAAAAGGGTATCTCAGAAGCAGAAAGAGAACAAGGTTTTTGCTATACAGACGAACAAAAACAAGAGATATATAAGGCTTGTGGCAGTTCTGTAGTGCTTATAACAGGTAGAGCAGGAACAGGTAAAAGCTCAATTTTAAGAGGACTCACAAAGATATATAAAAGCTATTCTATATCAGCTTGTGCTTTATCTGCTAAAGCTGCGATCAGGATAACTGAGGCAACAGGTTTGTTCGCAAGTACAATTCATAGGTTGCTTGGTTTTAACAAGACAGGTTTTGTTTATAACTCTGACAACAGATTGCCTAGCGATATTATCGTACTTGATGAAGCTTCAATGGTTAATTCATCATTATTTTATAGCTTGGTTTCTGCTATAAAAGAGGGTGCAAAAGTAATTATTGTAGGTGATGACGGTCAGTTACCACCAATAGGCTGTGGCAATATCTTTCATGATTTGCTTAATTGTAATGTATTCACTTGTTGTAAGCTGACTAAGATTTTAAGACAGGCTCAAAAGTCAGGTATTATTTCGGACTCAGTTAAAATTAGAAATGGAGAAAACCCATTGCCTGAACCAAAACTAAAAGTTGTTACTGGCGAGCTACAAGACATGACCTATATGTTTAGAGAGAGCCGTGAAGGTATGCGTGAATTGGCTATTAAATTGTATACAATGGCAGCTAAGAAAGACGGCTATGATGAAACGATTATTTTGACACCTTGTAAAAAGGACAGGATAAATAGCTCTTTTGAAATTAACTCTATTTTACAAGATATGATAATTCCACCCGATACTGCACCTGAGATCAGGTATGGTAATAAGACATTTCGTCTTGGGTCGAAAGTTATTCAAAGAACGAATGACTATGATAGAAATGTTTTCAATGGAGAAATGGGTTATATTACAAAAATTGAACAGACAATTAAAGACGGTAAGAAGCAGAATGTTGTTACAATTAAATTTGCCGACAAGGAAATTGATTTCTTACAAAATGATTTAAGTAGTATTGAGTTGGCTTACTGTCTGACTTGCCATTTAACGCAAGGTAGTGGCTTTAAGAATGTTATTGTGCTGATCGACAACACTCATTACAAGTTGCTTGACCGCTGTATGCTGTATACTGCGATTACCAGAGCTAAAACCAAATGTGCATTGATTGCCGAGCCTAGTGCTTTTCAGAGGTGCTTGAAAATGCAGGCTTCACAAAGAAATACTTGGTTAAGCTTATTGGGCGGTTAATATATAATTAACAAAGTTTATCTAGCAAACTTTGTATACTTTGCCATATTGACAACTATTAAATAGTGCATTATAATATGAGTATACCATTAAACGAGTACACTTGAGTATATACCTATTATTAATTAAGTGCGTTTTATATGCACTCACTATCATTCGAGTACGCTTGTTAGAGATAGAGAGGGTGATGATATTGGCACAAAAGATAAAAGCTTTGTTTTTTAAGATAAAGAATTTTATAAAGTATAAGAGATAGGAGAAAATACTATGAAAGAAATGATATATAAAAATCATATAGAGAAAGGGTAAAATATGAACTTAATAGATGTATATTTGACAGGTGGTAAATCTATATTCGGTGGAAAAGAAAGTCCATTGGAAGCTCATGAAATTTATTGTGACAACTGTGATAACTGTTCTTTATATAAGAATAAGCAATGTTTAAATCATTGCACACCTTTTGCTTTACCACATTGTAAATTGGGAAGTGTTATAAATACTAAAGGTTATACTAGCAGAGCTAAGAAATATAGTGATTTTAAAAGTAAATACACTTCTAATGATAAATATAATTGTCTAACTTATCCGAATACTAACAATTTAGCTATTATAGGTGACACAGTTTTTATTTATTTAACATACGCTAAAGTAGCATTAAACAAAGAAACAAATAATTACTATACAATTAGGTCTAATTATATTTTTGAAAGTGACTATGTGCCTATGAATAAATTTAATACAGACCTTATTTATAACATCGCTACATTTAAGCCTAGAGCGTTACTAGGTGGAGTTATTACAGATTATAACGATAAAATAATTCCTGATTTTCTACTATCTTTAAGTAAGTTAATGCCTGCTATCTATAATGAATTTATTATTAAATATCCTGAATGGAATTTAGCTCCTAATTATATAGGAAAGGTAGCTTATGTTAATTCACTAAAATCAGGTACTAAATTTATTGAACATAATACAGAATGGCTTTACGATGGAGAATATGTAATAGCGGAGAATATGGATTTAGGATTGTCATCCCCTTGGTGGCAACATAATAATGATTCGGAAAACATTGTTAAAATAAAAGTAAATGATAAAATGACTATAACAATAACTGATAATTCCATTGTAGATGAAAATACTAAATTTAAATAATAATTATGCTTAAATAGATGAATTATGATATTTTCAATATGACACATGACATTACTGTTACAACTTTCCAGAATAATGGTTGTATTAAAGGTTACTGTTTATTCTTCGGAAATATTTGAGAAAGTTAAGGACGTTATAGAGCAACTTATAAAAAGTTGATTTTATTTATAAAAGGAGGCAACAATACAGATTGAATAATGATAGATATTCAGATGATAATAAAGTTCATGATACTCAACGTTTAAAGGAGTTGCAAGCATTACCTTTAGAAAGAAAAGTTCTAATAACTCAAAGTCGTATTCTTGAATGGTATAATTATTGGAATGGACAAGTGTATATCTCGTTTTCGGGTGGGAAGGACAGTACAGTTCTTTTACATATTGTAAGAAATTTGTTTCCTGATGTTGAAGCTGTGTTTGTTGATACAGGTCTTGAATATCCTGAACTTAGAGCTTTTGTTAAAACGTTTGATAACGTTACTTGGCTAAAGCCGAATATGAATTTTCGGCAAATAATAGATACATATGGTTATCCTCTGATTAGCAAAGAGGTAGCAAACATTATTCGTTACGCAAGAAAAGGCTCGTATACACGTTGGTGTAAGATTTATAATTTTGATGCGATTAAAGATAAATATACACCGAGATATAATTTGTCTAGATATAAAAGGCTGGCAGACAGTGACATTCCTATTTCTGAACAATGTTGCGACATAATGAAGAAGAAGCCTTGTAAGGACTATGAAAAACAAAGTGGAAAAAAGGCTATTTTGGGAACAATGGCTTACGAAAGTGGTATGCGAAAAAAAGAATGGATTAGAACTGGTTGCAATGCTTTTGAAGCACTTAGACCAATATCTAAACCAATATCATTTTGGACTGAAAATGATGTTCTTGAATACATAATTAAGAATAATTTACAAATAGCTTCTGTATATGGCAAAGTTGTAAAAACTGATGAGGGGGGGTACACAACAACAGGAGAGAAAAGAACAGGTTGTATGTTTTGTGGATTTGGCTGTCATTTGGAGAAAAGTCCCAATCGATTTGAGCGTATGAAAATCACTCACCCTCAAATATGGGATTATTGTATTAGACCAAAAGATCAAGGTGGCTTGGGTATGGGAGATGTCCTTGATTTTATACACGTTCCGTATGGAAAAGAAAAACGTTAATAATAAAGTAACAGAAAGAGGCGTACATTAAATGGTTAATCAAGAATTTAAAAAAGGTGACAGAGTAAAAATCACAGATTTTACAGGAACGATTATTGGCACTAAGCTTGAAGATAATTCTATTAAATATCATGTAAAAATTGACCAGGGTCGAATTTATACTTGGGTATTTCAAAATGCACTTGAACACATGGACTCAGATGCTGATAATTTTAAGCAGACAATCACTATTAAGACCGAAAGAAAGACTGGCGAAACTATCATAAGAATATCCAATCCAAAATTTACAACCGATGAGCCTACAGTAAGAGGTACAATCGTTGGTGATGTGATAAATAAACCAAGCGAACCAAAAATAACAGATGAACAGAGAACTGTTTTGGAAGGACTTTATTTGTTGGGTTATAGATATTTAGCTTGTGACGATATTCGTAATGCTTTAGTAGCTTACGAAACACGCCCCTGCAAAGCAGAAGCAATATGGTATGGTGGAATACATTCAATTAGTGTCAACAACATAACAAAGGTATTAAACAATCTTTGTTCTTGGGAAGGCAAAAAGCCGACCTCGATTGAGTGGTTGCTAGGCAAAAAAGATAAGAATGAGTAATATAAAAGTTTTCTTTTATTGAGGCAAACAAAAGAAGGTGATACTAATAAAATACATGGGTTCAAAAAGTAGAATTGCTAAATATATAGTTCCTATTATTCAGAAGTATGTCAACGAAAATGATATTGCCATGTACATAGAACCATTTGTTGGGGGTGCAAATATTATTGACAAAATCAAGTGCGACATAAGAATAGGCATTGATATTAACCCATATCTGACTGCGTTACTCAAAAGAGTGCAAAACGGTGAATCTTTATATGAAGAAGTATCGAAAGAATTATACGATAATGTTAGGGCTTCTTATAATAATAAAGATAATAAATATGCTGATTGGGAATACGGTAATGTAGGTTTTCTTGCTAGTTATAATGGTAGATTTTTTGATGGTGGATATGCTAAATCGGGATATGAAAAGCTTAAAAATGGCAAGATGCGATACAGAGATTATTATAGAGAAAGCAAAGACAACATATTGTCTCAAAATCTAAAAGGAATTACATTTGAACAGGGTGATTACAAATATCTGTCTTATACCAACTGTGTAATATATTGTGATCCACCGTATCAAAATCAAAAGCAATATGCAAATTCCATAAATTTTGATTATGAAGAATTTTGGAACATAGTTCGTAAGTGGTCTGTAAATAATATTGTTTTAGTATCTGAGCTTAACGCACCCGATGATTTCATATGTATATGGGAGAAGCCTGTAAGTAGAAGTATTAAATCAAAAGATAAATCAGTAGCAACTGAAAAATTGTTTATACATAATGAATAAAAATTTAGTTTTATTTATAGAAAGAGGTAGAATATGATAACGAAAGAGGAGTTTGAAAAGGCGGTGGAGTACTGTGTTAGTGGCACTACAGATTGTGACGGCTGTCCGCTTTGTGCCAGCGATAAGTACCGTATGTGCAGTGCTTATCTTGCTGAATACATAACGAATAATGAGCTTAAACCTGTAATAAAAAATATACCTTCGGCAGAAAGCAACACTAACACTATTTATGAAAACGCTAAAATAACTGATGTATCACTGGAAATAGGCGACCATTGTTGCCTTACCTTTTCTATAGCACTTAAAGGCTTAGGCTGGGGAGCTAGTTTTGGTGGTTACAACTTAGCTTTTTTCAACGGGACATCGTTTGAAGGTTCTGAAAAGGGACTTGAAGCACTTACAAGAATTATGGACGTTGTGGGCGTTGCAAAATGGGAAGATATAAAAGGTCATTATGTTAGAGTAAAACAGGAAGATAGATTAGTTGTCGGAATAGGAAATATCATTAAAGATAAATGGTTTGAACCGAGAGAATTTTTCAAAGGAGAACGGCAATAGATAAGAAATTAACAAAAGAAGATATCATAAATGTGGCTAAATGTTGTATAACATACAACTGTAAACCATGTTCACTTAAAGCACTTATAAGTAGAGACAAGAATAGTTTTGAATTGGAGGAAGAAAAATGCTGACGAGAGAAGAAACGATAAAGGCATTTGAACATTGCTACATAGCACATAGTTGCAAAGGATGTCCGCTTGAAGAGCAAGGGGAATGCCACACTGTAGAGCCAGGGGTAAACGGAGCTGTTATGCATTACCTTAAAGAAAATAAGCCTGCACCTGTGACAGACGTACAGGAAGTCAAGCGTGGAAAGTGGCTTAAACTTGGCAATGACCCAATTGACAATAAACAATGGATTTGTTCCGAATGCAAAGGATTAACTGAAACGGCATATTATTGTGGGCATTGTTACTATAATTACTGCCCTAGCTGCGGTGCAAGAATGCGTGGTGACAGCAATGACGGATGAGCAATACAAAAGATATAAAGAGATTGAGGAAGAAATAAGACTCATAAAGACATTTTTAAAAGGGTTTTGCACTCGTTCCAGTTCTTGTCCGACTTTATTTTTTACAAAGCCAAAGTTAAAATTTAAAAGAAGGCAGACTTGCGTTCCAGACGTTTGCGAGATTGAAATTTCTTATGCGTTACAAAGTCGAATATTAGAAGTTATTTGGCAGTATATTGACGAGAAAGAAAAGGAACAGAAAGAACTATAAAGGAGGAAATGCAATGAGCGAAACAGTATCAGGCGAGGAGCTTGAAAAGATAAACGGCTATGCGAGAGAGCCGCTCACGGAGGACAAGGTCTTTGTTTTTAGGGTGGCGCTTTGTGACAATGACATTGACAGAGATGGTGAAAAGTTTTCATCAGGCGCTTTGGAGAAGCTTGCGGAGCTTTTTAAGGGCAGAACGGGTATTTTCGACCATGACCCCAAAAGCTCAAAGCAGACTGCCAGAATATTCGACACTTGGGTGGAAACTCTGCCTGAGAAAACTACGACAGACGGAGAGGTCTACCGCAGGCTTATGGCAAAGGCTTATATGGTGCGAACAGCTTCTAACGGCGACCTTATAAGCGAGATTCAGGGCGGAATAAAGAAAGAGGTATCCGTTAGCTGCACCATGGGAAAGAAGCTTTGCTCTGTATGCGGAGCGGATATGTACAAGGGTGGCTGTGACCATGAAAAGGGTGGTGAATACGGTGGTAAGCTGTGTTATCACATTCTTGACGATCCGCTTGACGCTTACGAGTGGTCGTTCGTGGCAGTGCCTGCACAGGTTCAAAAAAATGGCACTAAAAGTTTGGCAATAAGGAGAACGGCAATGCGTGAAATACTTTTTAGAGGAAAACGTGTAGACAATGGCGAATGGGTAAGTGGCTATTACGTTGTCAGAAAACGTCCGTATTTCAAGGACAAAGGTGTTAATCTCGAGCATCTTATTTGCGACAATATGGAAATCGAGGACAATGACTATAAGCAGTTTGTTGATACAATGCCAATTTCTTATGTAGTAGACCCTAAGACCATCAGCCAATATACAGGATTAAAAGATAAGTATGACAAGAAAATTTTTGAGGGAGATATAATTAATGTAACTCCTGATATCACTAATAGACTTATGGATGTAAGGTGGAATGATGAAACACTTTCTTGGGAACTGACGGATGTGGGTACTCCAGCATTTGGAATAAATCATATTTTTAATACGATTGATCTTGCAGAACTTGAAGTCGAATCTTGCTATGGCGAACGTATCTCTTTTATCGTTGGCAACATTTATGACAATCCTGAACTGTTAAAACAGACAAAGAAAAGTAATTTTTTTTAAAATTACAAGTTAATGAAAATACGCTACTTTTTAGGTGATGATACTAATAAAACAAAAATATATAAAATCGCCACTCAATTATGTGGGTGGCAAATACAAGCTTCTACCGCAGATATTACCATTGTTTCCGAAAAATATTGACACTTTTATTGACTTATTTGGCGGTGGCTTTAATGTTGGAATTAATGTTCCTGCGAAAGAGGTTATTTATAATGACTTGAATTTGCCTGTAGTCCAAATACTCGAATACATACATAGAAATAGAACCGATAAAAGTCTTGACGAAATAGATGAGATAATCAAGCAATATGACCTATCAAAGATTAATAGGAATGGGTATTTGAGACTCCGCAACTATTTTAACGAGTTGGAATCTAAACAGTCCGTTATTTTATATGTGTTAATTTGTTACGCCTTTAACAATCAGATGCGTTTTAATTCAAAAGGTGAATTTAATATGCCGTTTGGAGAAAGATATTTTAACCCTACATTAAGAGAAAGGTTTATAGAATTTTCGGAAGCAATCAGCAATAAAGGCTGCAAGTTCACCAATGCTGATTTTCGTGAGTTCATCGGCGTAGCGTTTGGCGAAAATGATTTTCTGTATTGCGATCCACCGTATTTTAATTCAACGGCAACCTATAATGAAAATGGCGGTTGGACTAATGCCGATGAGAAAGATTTAAGAGATATGCTTGCGACTTCAAATGTAAAATGGGCGTTATCAAATAACCTAAAAACAAACCTAACGTTAAAGGATTGGGCGGAAGGTCATGGATATAAAACCCACTATTTAAACACTACTTATGGAAACTGTAATTATCAGAAAAAAGACAAGACAAAAGATATAGAGGTCTTGATTACAAACTATTGAGGAGGACAACATTTAATGAAAACACTTACGGGGACAAGCCTAGCTGGAATGTCTCCTACAAGAGAAAGAGTGACTAATGATTTTTACGCAACACCATTCAATGCGACAGAAGCCATTTTAAAAAGAGAAAAATTATTTGGTAGCATACTCGAACCTGCTGCTGGTCAAGGGCATATATCAAAAGTCCTCAAAGAATTTTATCCATATTCAGAAATTGTATCTACTGATTTGGTTAGTAGAGATAGTCCTTTTGGAATTGATATTACTCCAAACGTTGACTTTCTTACATATAATTACAAACGCAAATTTGATAATATTATTACCAATCCACCGTTCAAATTTGCAAAAGAATTTATTCTTCGATCATTGGATTTAGCAAATGAAAAAGTTATTATGTTTGCAAAAATCCAACTTCTTGAAGGGCAAGATAGATTGAAAATGTGGGAAAACACTCCTATAAAAACAATTTATGTGTTTTCTAAAAGAGTAAACCCAATGCGTAATGGTAGTGAGGTAGATGAAAAGGGGAAGCCTTGGGCAAGCACTATGTGTTTTGCATGGTTTGTATGGGAACATAATTATGAAGGCTTGCCAACAATAGAGTGGATTTAATTTTATTTGTATGGGCATATTCACAATGGTAGAGATACAAGACCTTTTAATGAGTATGCCAAACAAATGAGAGAGCGTGGTTTCCCTTATAGGTGTGCAAATGTAGGTTGTATGTTGCATGACTACACACCTGTAACACTTGATGACTTAGGGCTGAGGTGACATAAATGATTTCAAAGAAAATTCTTAACGCTCTTACGAAAGAGCAACTAATATTCCTAATAAATCAATATCAACATATGGAATTTATTATCTCGGAGATCTGTGTCAACGAGAGTAAGTGGCATATTCCGTTTGAGCAGGCGATAGAAAAGATAAGAAAAGAACTTCGCAACTGCAATTTCCCCTTTAGTACTTCTACAGAAGAATTTATATCACTTTTAGATTATAAAATGGGCAAAATTACACTTGATGAATACAAAGAAAGAATTGAGATTGACTGAAAGGAGACGGAATGAAACTTCTGGAAAGTATAAAACTTGCAATGCAAGTTTTCCCAAATAGCTTTATTAATCGAAATAACGAGGTTATTCTTATTCCAAAATTCAATGTTTATATTGGGCTTGATGATGTGGAAACAAATGAAGATTTTAAAGTAAAACTTTGTGAGTGGCTAAGTCGAGATTGCTCTTGTGCATTAAGATATTCACAAGACAAAAGGCTTATAAGATATTGGCAAGACAATACTAATGCTTTCAATAAAATTTGTGGAACTAATTTTACAATGGAGCAAATGAGTTATATCTATACATATTTGGGTAATGGCGTAAAACATAATCTTACAAAACAGTTCGTAAGAAACGGATTTGACCTTTTTGTTATAGAGAAATTCGTTATAACAGGAGAACTACAGAAAGGAAATAATTAAATGAATAAATCTAGCGACAAAATTGTTAAATTAAGGAGAGTACAAAATAACAGTCTTGAAATAGAAAAACTTAAATTGGAAATTGAAAAATTGAATAAAAATTATTTGAAATTGAATAAAAAGATTAAGAAAATGAATAAGAAAATTAAGAAAGTTGTACTATTGAATAATTCAACATATGTTTACGAAGATGAAAGTGATGGAACGAAACTATCAATATAAAAAACTTGGTAAGAAAGGCGTGTAGAAAATGGCGTGTTACAAGGCTATTGAAGAAGCAGTAAAGAATGGTAGACCAATTCCTGACGATGCCATTGATTTGCCAATACATTATGATGATAAAGCGGAGTCTTGTTCTTCAAACGGTATAAGTTGGGAAACTCTTATTAATGCAGATTATGAACATTGTTTGGGCAGAATTAATTATTTACAGAAATACATTTCATCTTTGGAACAAAGAGTTGAACTTTTGAACGCTAAAATTGCTCTGTTAGAGGCAAAGACAAGATAGCAAGGAGAATACATTTATGAAAGAAATTAGATATTCAAAATACTCAAAACCATGGTTTGAAAGGAGAGGCAAAATACAAACAGATATTATACATTTCTATTACAGAATGTTCCCAATTTCAGGATTAATAATGATATTGATAAGTGATGGTGAATATAGCAGTACGTTCATTGACATAATTATGGCAATATGTGGTGGGATTCTTTGCTTTGGTGCGGTGCTTGCTCTTTTTCTTTGTTGCAATCCTAATAATGATTATACTTATGAAGAATACATATACAACCACATAAAGAAGATTAAGCGTAAACAAGATAGGAAATATAGAAAGTGGTTGATGTAAAAGTTGGGAGATAAACAAAATGGATTGTACTATTCAAAATATAAAATGTGAAATCTGCGGTCGAGTGTTTCACAAAGTCTACCATGCAGAGCCCTTTGACAAAGTGTGTGATAGTAGCGAATGTTTCCATAAAAAGTTCTGGCTCGAAATTATAAAGGAAAAGGACGAACACGTTATTATTAATGGCATTTGTTATTACTTAGATAAAACCCATCCAATGAGTGATAGTCCTTTTAGGGGATATGGTGGTAGAGAATTTAAAATTAAATTACATACAGGTGAAATTATCACAACAAATAATTTATGGCATAATGGTGAAGTGCCTAAAGAATTTCGAGATAGATTACCTGATAATGCAGAGTTTATATAATTGTAGCAGGGGTTAATTGATGGAAGATGGAGGTAACAAATGTTTGTAACCAAATTGGGTGAAAATTTTATTGAGGGTATAACACTATTTAAAGGGCAATGTAAAGCTTGCAATTCTGAGTTTTATTTCGAGGAAAAAGAAGCCAAAGAATTGTATGAAAAAGGTGAAATCGGTCACTCAGAAGAAGAAATGCTTCGAGTTTCAATGGGCGAGCCTTATTACAGATATGAGTTTGGAAAATACCCTTCTTATAAAGTGCCAATTCTTATAACACGTTGTCCTTGCTGTGATGAACTTGTGAAACTAGACCAAATAACGTGTACACACGAAACATATGCTGAATTGAAAAATAAGCATAGAATTACATTAGAACGTCTTGCGGAATATAACGGGATATATCCTTTGAAATTTAAGTGTTCTAATAGTAGACTGTCTGTTGATATGAAAAATAGGATTGAAAAGTCAAAAGCATTGGTAAAAGCATTAACTAGATCGTGAAAAGTTGAAAGCAACTAAAATATAAAACCAACATTTTATTAAAAAACAAGAGATAAAACAAAACGGAACGCTCAGATTAGCTACCTGAGTGAATATGATAATTGCAATTATCTTCCAATAAAGAACAAATTGGAGGATTTACAAATAGTGAAAGCGGAAAAAATAACAGTAAACGAATTATTTAGTGGTATAGGCGCACAAGTTTCAGCACTAGAAAGGCTTGGAATACCTTGTGAAATTAAACATACATCTGACATAGATCATAATGCAGTTTTAGCATATGCGTCTATTCATTGTGGACTTACGGAAGAACTTATAAATACATATACTGAATATCCTACAAGAGAAGAAATGGCTAGACAGCTTACAGAAATTAATCTTGGATATGATTTTCAGAAAAATAAGCCTTATAATTGGTATAGATTTGTAAATAGTAAATCAAAAGAGCTTGAAAAATATTGGCTTGCTAATAAGCTTTCTAGGAATTTAGGTGACATTAGTAAAATAGATAATCTCGAATATGCTGATTTTTGGACAATTTCATTTTGTTGTCAGGATATTTCTAATGCTGGCAAGATGAAAGGGTTTAAATTGGGCAGTAATACAAGAAGTTCTTTACTTTGGGACAATATTAAGTTACTTAAACAGGCAGTGGATTCTAATAACGCTCCTAAGTATGTAATGTTTGAAAATGTTAAAAATTTAGTTAGTAAGAAATTTATGTCTGATTTTAATGACTTGCTTGATGTCCTTAATGAACTTGGTTACAATATATATTGGAAAGTTTTAAATGCTAAAGATTATGGAGTTCCTCAGAATAGAGAAAGAGTGTTTGCAATAAGTATCCGCAAAGATATTGATGATGGCAAATTTGAATTTCCGCAACCTTTTGATAACGGAGTCAGACTTAAAGATGTACTTGAAGATCATGTAGATGAAAAGTATTATTTAAGTAAAGATATACAAAATAGACTTATCATCACTGACAAAACATTGACTAAAAATGTTATTGGAACTACTAAACCTAGTTTTAGAACCATAGGACAACGTGATTTAGTGTATTCTGAAAATTCTATTATGGGTACTTTAGTTGCAACAGATTATAAACAGCCTAAACAAATTTTAGAAACTAATCGTTGTGTTAAAGTTGGAGACTTAAATTATTATCCATATGAAACATCGAACAGAGTTTATTCAAAAGAGGGAATAAGTCCAACATTGACTACAATGCAGGGTGGCAATACTGAACCTAAAATAGCAGAGCCAATAGCTTATGTGAAAGAAGCAACTAAGAAAGGCTACGCAGAGATTTATGAAGGTGATAGTGTAAATCTGGAGCAACCTAATTCTAAGACAAGAAGAGGTAGGGTCGGAAAGGGTTGCGTACAAACGTTGACTACAAGTTGTAACCAAGCTGTAATTGAACCCGAAGCCAAAAGCTTTAGAGTTCGTAAATTAACTCCTAGAGAATGTTATAGGCTTATGGGATTTACTGATGAACAATTCAATAAATCACAAGTTTTTAGTTCTGATAGCCAACTTTATAAACAGGCAGGTAACTCTATTGTGGTCGATGTACTTTATTACATATTTGGAAAGCTGTTTGAGGTTGATATTGAAACTAGAAAGGAAACAAAATGTTAAATAATGCTTGGAATACTCTCTTGAAATGTATATGGGTGGCTTGCTTTGACACCCATAACTTTCAGGAAGGGAAAGTATACGAAGTAAAAAATGGCAGACTAATAGACGGTCATGGCAGAAAAAGTTGTAATACATATGATAATGTTTACGATATTAATGACAGCTTTTACGCCAGATTTAAAGAAATAAAGGAGTGAATAAAAAACATGGCAAGCGAGATACGAAATGATTGTGTGGGTTGTACAGCTCTTGGACTTCCCTGCCGTCATTGTTATATGGGTCGAGATTATCGTGTTTTAATATGTGATAAGTGCGGAACTGAGGTTGATATGCTTTATATTATTGACAATGACTCGGAAGAACTTTGCAGCGAATGTGCCAAAGAAAAGGCTATTGAATATTTGTCAAATCATAATGTGAACGTTGACGATTTGTGCGAATACAACGATATTCCTTGTGAAAAAATGAACGGAGAAGATTATTATAACAAATATTGCTATTGTGACGATGAGGAATAAATACATATGAACAAAAAGAAAGATGAGACAACAAAACAAATAATACAACTGATGATTGCTATTTGCATAATAGTTATCGGTTTTGGAGTTGTAAAAGTTATTGGGATTAACGAAGATTACAAGCACAATTTTGAAAGAAACAAAGCCGAAAATTCAACAGTTAATACGATTACCACTACCACAAGTACTATAACTAAAAATACAAAACCTAGATCGGTAGGAAATAAAAAAAATACAGTAAAAACAAATACTAAATCTACTACAACCACCAAAGAAGCAAGAACTACAAAGCCGTATAGCCATAAAGTAACTGAAACTACAACGATAGTTACTAAGTCTGAAGCAGAGCCAGAAATAGAACTAATTTCTTACGATATTCCAACAGGTGATACTTCATTTCACGGCTATATGGATTATGCTTGTATTACGGACATCAATTCTCTGCAATATCAGTTACAACTAAATTGTTGGACGGATAGTCAGGGAATACGCAGACAAGGTGACGATGTTTGTATTGCTTTGGGAAGTTATTATGGCACAGAAATAGGTACACGCTATCTAATTACAACCGACATGGGTAATTCATTCACCGCTGTTTTAGCCGATTGTAAAGCTGATATTCATACTGACTATAATAATCAGTATCGAGATACAGGCAATGGCTTTAGGAACGTGGTTGAATTTATAGTTGATACATATGCACTTGACCCTGATGTTATGAGCAGTGGTAACATTGGTACTTATGACAATTATTCTGGTAATATTGTATCAATTCAGAAACTCAGTTAGAAAAGAGGTGAATTTAAAAATTGGCATACGACAAGAAAGCAGGAAAAAGAAAGCGTTTAGCTAGAGAGGAGGAAAACAGACAGCTAAAACGCTACAAGTCAGAGTGTAGAGAACTAGATACATATTTTATGAGCGAGGACGAACTCATTCAAGCCAAAGAAAGACAGAGGATAACAAAAGCTAAAAATAAAGCAATCGTACAAAGAGCTTATATGATTGCTATGGCAACAAATTAAACAAAGAAAGGACAGATGAAAATGATAACGGAGTATACAGCATATAAAATTAGATTTACTACAGTAAAAGAAGTACAGCAGTTTATTAGACTTGCGAACATGGTTGACTATACTATAGACCTGAAGCAGAGCCATTATTGCGTAAATGCAAGTAGTATAGTGGGCATATTTGCACTTGACCTTGAAAACGAGGTAATAATGTTTGTACCAACAGAACACGAAAAGAACGCAGAAGAAATGTTCGCAGAATTTATTATAAAGTAAAGGAAAAGACGATGAAAGTAACAATACTTGAATATCCAACTACTGAAGATTGGATTGCAGTAAAACAAAGAGCCTTAGTGACAGTAGGACTAAAAGCTAAAACACCACCGACAGACGAATGGAAATATAAAATATTAAAAGCAAGACACTCACCGATACGTAGATTAAGATTTTCGGTACTATTTGAAGATATTCCTAATTGGGTAGCGGTACATCTTGTTAGACACATTCACGCACAACCTTATGTTAAATCTCAGAGAAACGATAGGCAATCTAATTATGATAGGACTAAAGCCCCACAGGACGCTCCTGTAAATATGATATGGGATTTCAATGGTGAAGAACTAATGAACATTGCCAATAAGAGATTGTGTAATCAGGCTGCTAAAGAAACAAGAGAAGCTATAAAAGAAATGTGCGATAAAATTATTGAACTTGATGATATTTGGAAAGATTTTCTCGTTCCTATGTGCAAGTACGTTGGAGAGTGTAAAGAAATGTTTCCATGCTATTTAAAGGAGAATGACGGTAAATGACTAAACCACTATTTTGTATTCTTGGAGCTTCGGCAAGTGGCAAATCAACACTTGTGCAAATGCTTGAAAAAGAATTTAATATGAAGCAGATACCCTCTTATACAACTCGCTTGCCGAGATACGAGGGTGAAGCAGGTCACACATTTGTTTCAGAAAAGGAATTTAAAGCACTTAATGATATTGTGGCATATAACTATTATCTTGGTAATCATTATGGAGTAACGGCAAGTCAGATTGACGATGATACATATAATCTTTATGTTGTAGACCAAACAGGGCTTAATGAACTCCATAAAAAGTACAGGGGTAATAGAGAGATTTATTCTATCTTTATAGATTGCCTGCCGATTACTCGGTATGATCGCCTGTTTAGACGTTATTATAAAATGTATAAGAATATTGATAAAGCATTTAAAGAAGCTAGAAAACGTTTTGAGCAAGACGAGATAGAATTTAAAAACTGCAAATCATCTGTTGATTACGTTATTAATAATGATGAAAACATAAACACAGCTTATGAAAATCTAAAAAAATATGTGAAAAGAATTATAGCTAAGCAGGAGGGAGATAATGATACCGAAACCGAACATAATTAACAGAGAACATTATAACAGTGTTATTTATTTATCTCACCCATATGGTGGTAAGCAAGAAAATTTAAGTAAAATAAATGAGTGCCAAAGGTTGTTGACTATAATGCACCCTGAGAATTTATATCTTAATCCCATTGCAATGTTTGGTAGCCTTTACGATTGTACCACTTATGAGCAAGGGTTGAACATGACTCTGTTGTTACTTGAAGAACTTGCAGATGAAATGCTTGTTTGTTCAAAGGATTGGCGATCCTCTAAAGGCTGTCGCACGGAGGTTTTGTATTGTGACAACAGATATATACCGTATAAAATTTATACTTTGGAGCAAATTAGAGATGAATACGAAAAATACAGAAAGGAACATGATAAAAATGACTAATTTTATTATTGGTGCTTTGGTTGGGCTTGTGCTTGGTTTTCTAATAGCCTATAGAACAGTAACCGAAATGTTGAACGAATTAGACGAGAATAATAAAGAGGAAAATGCCAATGGAACTGAAAGCAAATCTGATAAGACCTAGACCGTGGCGTATTGGTGTGGATTGTGATAATGTCATTAATAATTTAGTAGAGAGCATTATTGATGTTTATAATAAGGACTATAATGATAATTTGTCCGTTGCCAATATAACTACCTATAATATGAGACAGTTCTTTAAAAATGTATCTCAGGACAAATTTTATGACTATTTCACGGATAAGAGGGTATGGGACAACATAAAAGTGCTTGAAAATTGTGTTGCTACATTGAAGAAATACCATGATTTAGGTTGTGAAATCTATATAGTAACAGCTACAGCCCCACAGAATATTTCTAGTAAGGCAGCTTGGTTACAAGAACAACTTCCATTTTTAAATATGTATGATAGCCTCATAGCCATAAAGAACAAGCAAATGCTTAGTGGAGATATTGATATTCTAATTGATGATTGCGTAGACAATTTAGTTGGTGGCTATTATCATAAAATTTTATTTGATTATCCATGGAATAGACTTGGGTTTGAGTCATACGAAAACAACGCTCATATGTTACACCAAAGATATCGTTGTAGGAATTGGAATGATATTGATGAGGCAATTAACATAATTATGAAAACTGATATGGGTACAGAAATAGAATTAGACTTAAAGCCAGAGAATATAGAGAATACAGAAAACGAACAAAGAATAGAGTTTGTTGTAAACGATGATAAGGAGCGATAAAATGAAAGTAATAAAAAAGGACGGAACATTAGAAGATTTTGATTATCAAAAAATAATCAATGCCTGTAGCAAATCGGCTAACAGGGCACTAGAAAATCTTTCGGATAAAGATTATGAAAAAATTTGCTCTGCTGTTATGGACTACATAATGGAAGAAGATTTAGAAAATGATTGCATTTCAGTTGAGGCAATACACGCAATAGTCGAACGAACTTTGCTTGACCTTTACCCAAAATCAGGTGAATGTTATAGGCAGTATAGAAATTACAAAAAAGATTTTGTTCATATGATGGACGATGTATATACTAAATCTCAGGGCATTCGTTATATTGGCGACGTTTCAAATGCCAATACCGACTCTACTATGAACAGCACACAGCGTAGTTTGATTTATGGTGAATTAAATAAAAATCTATATGATAAATTTTTCTTAAATGTTGAAGAAAGACAGGCAGCGAGAGAGGGGTACATCTATATCCATGACAAGAAAGACAGACTTGATGGTATAAACTGTTGTATTTTCGATATGGCAAATGTTTTGTCTGGCGGCTTTGAAATGGGTAATATTCATTACAACGAACCTAAGACGCTTGATGTAGCTTTCGATGTCATAAGCGATGTAACAATGTCGGCAGCTAGTCAACAATACGGTAAGTAATATTGCCGTAATAAAACCTACTTAACCTTGCTAAAGGGTGTGACGAAAGTTGCTAACGGTGAAACCTAAGTCATAATTGATATGGTAATACCGTGCTATCTAATTTCCATAAGAAAATTAGTGAGAGGTTTAATTATGGAGGAAATAATTTTTGAAAATGAAATTGCTTATAAAACTAAATATGACGGATACTATGTTACCAAAAGTGGCAAAGTAATAACTACTAAAGTTAAAGGTGGACAAGGGCGAATAAATATATTTCAACCAAGAGAACATTGTTATAAAGTGGATAAAGATGGATATTTAGAAGTATGCCTTTCTTTTATAGAAAATAATCGACATATAAGGAAATATTACCGAGTACATAGATTGGTATATGAAACACTGATGGGGGATATTCCGCAGGAATTGACGATCGATCACATAGATGCAAATCCTCAAAATAATTCAATAGAAAATTTGCAAATATTAACTAGAGAAAATAATACGAGAAAAGCATTAAAAAATAAAAAATCGCCAAAAAGATTTATGTATCAATTATACAAAAACAATATTTATGTTGGAACATTTGATAGAAAAGAATTGGGAAAAAATATTGGATTAAAAGGTAAAGACTTCTATCAGGATACAAACAATAAAAAGCAATTATTACTTCAAGGTTATCAATGGAATTTAATATAAATGGAATTTAGAGAGTGTAGAGGACATCGAAAGAATATCATAATATTATAGCTTTTATTATGAAAGTAATCGAGTAGAGTAGATTATGAGATTGGCACATAATTGAAACAGTAGGCACAATTAGCGGTTGTGAAGATATGTTGCAGTGCGGTATCCAGTATAGAAATATACATCTGCATTGGGTTTTACGATACCTAGAGTTGATACTCTTTTAGCTCCATATGCCGAAAAAAGTTATCAAAAATATGTTGATGAATACCTAAGCATATGTGATAACGGTAATAAGAATAAAGCTGACGAATATGCAACCAGAAAAGTCTATCGAGATTTTGAGCAGGGTTTTCAATCATGGGAAATGGCATTTAATTCTGTAGGATCGTCAAGAGGCGATTATCCTTTCATCGCTATTAGTTTCGGCATAGGTACAAGTAGGTGGGAAACCATGGCAAGCGAGGTAGCATTAAAAATACGAATGGGTGGACAAGGAAAAGAGGGTTTTAAAAGACCTGTACTATTTCCAAAGTTGACGTTTTTGTACGATGAAAATTTACATGGCAAAGGCAAAAAGTTAGAATGGCTTTTTGATGTTGCCATTGATTGTAGCAGTAAAGCAATGTATCCAGATTTTTTATCTTTGACAGGGGATGGTTATATTCCTGAAATGTATAAGAAATATGGAAAAGTTGTTAGTTTGATGGGTTAAAAATTACACTACGGCTCATCTAAAACTTCGTAAACCTACAAATGTAGGGTGTACAATTCACGTTTAGGAATTATAGGAAATGATAATTAGGAATTGTGCTAACAGGGAACTAAAAAAATCCTGTGCGAAATTCAAAATAACTAAATAATTTACATAAACCAACAAAAAGGAGAGGACAAAACGAAGGAATATAAAGAATATGACGGTTTCTTAGTGGACGAAGAACTAAACATATACAGCAAAAGAACTATGCGTAAATTAAAACCATATCTCGGTACAGATGGATATTTACAAGTTCAATATAGAATGGAAAATCATAAACAACATCATAATAGAGTTCATGTGATTATAGCACATTGTTTTATTCCAAACCCTAATAATTATAAATACATAAATCATATTGATAGCAATAAAACCAACAACAATATTGATAATTTGGAATGGTGTACTAATTCATATAATGTTCTGCATGGTTGGCACAGTGGAAACAGGATTCACAAAAATAGAACAAAGGTGTTTGTATTTGATTTTGACGACAATATTGTTGATAGTTTTTCATCAATTAGAGAATGTGGTAGAGTATTGAACTTAGATAGACATAAAATAGCAAGAGTTTTAAAAGGGGAACTTCCCAAAAATTATTTAGGTTATTATTTTAGTTATTTTGATAATCGTCAAGAGACTATCGAAAACATAGCATAAGTGAAAGACTTGTGTGAAGAAGTGAATAGAGTACACATAAGGTGCAACTCCTTATGTGGAACAGCGAAGTACACAGCATTTGGTAACAGAATGTTGTGTAAAGATATAGTCCAATGGCATAATGCCATTGTGTAGAGCTTCGTTGTCGCCTTGGTTTGTAAAAGGTGGCATGAAACCAAAAGACGAAAATGATTACCCTGTCTTTGAGGGTAGATTTAATCTTGGTGCAATATCATTACATTTGCCGATGATATTAGCAAAGGCAAGGCAGGAGAATAAAGATTTTTATGAAGTTCTTGATTATTACCTCGAACTTATAAGAAACCTGCACAAAAGAACGTATGAATTTTTAGGAGAGAAAAAGGCATCGACAAATCCAATGGGATTTACTCAAGGTGGTTTTCTTGGTGGCAATCTCAACCCTAATGATAAAATAAAACCAATACTTTCAGCTATGACTATGAGTTTTGGTATCACTGCTTTAAACGAATTACAGCATTTGTATAATGGTAAGTCACTTGTAGAAGATAGTGATTTCGCCTATGAAGTAATGCAATACATAAATGACAAGGCAAATGAATTTAAAGAACAAGACCATATACTATACGCAATTTACGGTACTCCTGCCGAGAGCCTATGTGGGCTTCAAGTTGAACAATTCCGCAAGAAGTATGGTATCATAGAGGGCGTATCAGACAGACCATACGTTTCCAACTCATTCCATTGTGGCGTATGGGAACATATTACTCCAGTTCAGAAACAAGATACTGAAAAGCGTTTTTGGAATTTGTTCAACGGTGGAAAGATACAATATTGCCGTTATCCTATATCGTATAATAAGGAAGCTATAAAAACGCTTGTAAGACGTGCCATGGATTACGGATTTTATGAGGGCATAAATTTAGCATTATCATATTGTGAGGATTGCGGTTATGAGCAACTAGAAATGGATAAATGCCCGAAGTGTGGGTCGGAAAATATAACTCAGATTGATCGAATGAATGGCTATTTAGGCTTTACTAGAATACATGGTAAAAGTAGATATAATGCCGCAAAGGTTGCAGAGATAAAGGATAGGGTGAGTATGTAATGAACTATCATAATATAACCAAAGATGATATGTTAAATGGTGACGGACTTAGAGTTGTCCTTTGGGTATCAGGCTGTAGTCACCGTTGTCAAAACTGTCAAAACCCACAAACTTGGGACAAAAACAATGGTATACCATTTGATTTAGATACTTTCTTTGAAATATGTGATTATTTAGACAAACCATATATTTCAGGTATCACATTTTCGGGCGGTGATCCTTTACTACCAGATAATCGTGAAATCATACAAGCAATATCTACATTGGTTAAATTTTATTATCCTACAAAAACTCAATGGCTGTATACAGGTTATAAGTGGGAAGAAATTAAAGATTTGCCTATTATGGAGTATCTTGATGTAATCATTGACGGTCAATACGAAGATAGTAAACGTGACATAACATTAAAATGGCGAGGTTCAAGCAATCAGAGGGTCATTGATGTGCAAGAAAGCCTAAAGCAAAACAAAGTAGTATTGTGGTGCGATTAACTACACAAAAATAAAAGGGTTTACATACAAGCAAACCCTTAAACAATTCAAACAAGTCATTAGCCACCATAGAAATTATAATGTGTTCAATATTATGTTTCTGAATGGTGGTGACTAATGACTCTATTAATTATAACATAAAGCAAAAGAAAAGTAAAGGAGATAAAAATGATAACAACAGTAAAATTTGCAAAGACGAAACCAAATGCGGTCATTCCAACTAAAAGACTAGAAGATGCAGGCTATGACGTTTATCCTTGTTTTGACGAAGATTACATAATAATAAAACCACATACTACGGTTATAATACCGACAGGCATAGCTTCAGCTTGTGATACAGATTACTGTTTCGTATTGCACGAGAGAAGTTCAACAGGCACTAAGGGCATGGCACAGAGGTGTGGAATAATTGACAGTGGTTATCGTGGTGAGTGGGGTGTTCCAATTACTAATACAAATGACGTACCGATAGTTATTTGCAAGAAAGAGTTTGTTGCTACCTTTAGCGATTTTGCTAGTGTTTTGTTGCTCCCATATGGAGAAGCTAATTACATTTTATATCCATATGAAAAAGCCATTTGTCAGGCTCTTATACTTCCTGTTCCAGAAGTTGAGATAGAAGAATATACATACGAGGAACTTAAAGCCATTTCGTCAGAAAGGGGTACAGGTCGCCTTGGTAGTAGTGGGAAGTAATATTTAAGGTAGGATAATTAATGAATTGCAAATTTAAAGATTACAATTTGTCTAATTTAATGACTATTAAGGAGCTGCAAAATTATCTGCATATCGGTAAAAATAAAGCATACTATCTCGTTAATAATAATGAAGTACCTACAATACGAATAGGCAATAAAACATATGTTGTTGTAGATAGATTGCAACGATACATAGATAGAAATATAATACTTTGATAAATAAAAGGACAGAAAGTTGATTTCTGTCCTTTTCGTCTTATATGTCTATTTCTTTAATGGTTTTAGCCTTTTCTTCTTCAATCAGATGTACATAAGTGTTATAGGTAAAGGCAACACTGGCGTGACCCAATGTTTCACTTATGATCTTAATATCTACTTTTTTACGAATTAAAAGACTAGCATAAGTGTGTCTGAGCGTGTGCAAGCCTTGTGGATTTAAAATATTGGCTCTTTTGCAAATGGAATGATATGTTGTTTCCAAAGAGTCAATCGAGCGTTTACTCGTAGTAATAACAAGATAGTCGTTTGAACGAGGTTTACGAGTTAAATACAAATGTTTTAAATACAATTTTGCAGATTTCGTTAAATATACAAAACGATGTGTTTGTGTTTTTGTATCTTCCTGATTGGCAACCTTGCGTTCATTATTATCGTCATAATAAGTTACAACATTCTTGTGTATATTTAAGTAATTTGATTTCAAATTTACATCTTGCCACTGTAACGCCATAAGCTCTCCTGCACGAAGTCCTGTATACATCAATATAACTAAAGCAATACCGTTTGTGTATTTATATTGATTGCTATTATCTTTTAATGTTGCACAATCAATAAATTTGGCAATTTCTTCGTCAGTGAAAAAGCGAATGGGCTTCCGAGTAAATATCTTTTTTGAAGGTTCAGCCACAAAATCACAAGGATTGTTTGAGATAATGTGTTGATAATAAGCGTATTTTAGACATTGGTTTATTAAAACATATGCCTTATGAATAGTTGAAAAGCTATATCCTTTATAAATTAGTTTGTTTAAAACTTCATTTTGAATAATTTCGGTTGTTAATTCATTCATTCGATATTCACCTATATACGGAATGACATGATTATTAAGTGTTCCAAGTTCCCTAGTATAGCTTGCTCTTTTTAGACGAATTTTTTTTACTGTGAGCATATAATTGTGGAAATACTCACTTACAAGAATATCTCCTGAAGAATTTTTTATTTCGTCCAAAATCATATTATTGGCATGAGTTTTATTATATTTTCGCATTTTGTCTATTACGTCATTTTGATTTGAGCTAACAAAACGTTTTACCTTCACTCTACCATTACCATACTTGCCAATGGTAATTTGTCCTATCCACTTTGCACGATTATTGTCATAATAAACTGAACCTAAATTTTTAATGTGTCTAGTTTTTTTGTTTCCGACATTTGCCATATGATTATCTCCTTTTAGGGTAGTTTGTTATTATAACATAAATAATCTAAATTGTCAAGCAGAGGAATAACAATAAGTAATATTTTATAACATAAAAATGTAAAATACAATCAGCACAAAGCTAAATTGGTAATACACACTCAAAATATTTTTACACACTTTTACACACTTTCGTAATGACAACTGCATGAAAATCTCGTATTTACGCAGTTTTATTAAATATACCAAAGGGACTTAAAATCCCTCGGGGTAAAACCCGTACCGGTTCAAGTCCGGTTAGCGGCACCAGAATAAAAGCTCTTAGGTCGTCTTGCGATCTAAGAGCTTTTCTGCTATAGCAAAAAAATCGACGGCACTCACATGATATAATCCCCTTAGAGTAGACACATGAAATAATAAAATGGTGTAACTCTAAAGGGGGTTATTTTATGTCAAAGAAGA